GTAGCATAGTTGTCCGCACTACCATATATATTGAAAGTCAATTCATTATCTGGTGTTACTAAATCACCTCCATTTAAATTTGCTGTTATTTCTAATACCATATTAATTATTTATTTATTTTAATTTGAAAATGTTACACTTTCAATAGACATTTTTGCGGGTGGTGTAATATCTTCTGTTAATTCCACGCTTATAATAGTCATTTTGTTAGGTCCGACATCCGAATTATTAAAAACAAGTATATCACCCAAATATATTTTTAGTATTTCTGTAGACCCTATATATGCCTTTGCTATATTATTATTACCTATTTTCATTCCCATTATTCTTATATATATTAATTTTTAGTCCTTTATGATATAAAATGTAGTAGCTACTGGCGTACCTGCGTCATATTCTGCTTGTGTTAACGACACCATATTTACTACTTTATCACTTCCAGGAGGTTCGTTATTTGTGTCAGTTGACACTTTCTTATCAAACTCTAATATAGCCTGTGCTGCTGCTAGGTCTTGTAAGTCAGAAAGGTTATTTGCTTTAAGTAACGCAGCAGAGTTTAACTGTATATTTCCTGTACCAAGAATCGATAAATTATTAATAGTTTTGAAATCTACGGGTATTACAATATCACCAGGACCTATAAGAGATTCTGTATTTATAGTTTTAAAAATAGGTGTATTAAGTAAGTCTGAATATTCTCCACTAGTAGCAACATTGCTTAAAGAAGCAGCATTAGCCTTTAAATTCAAAGCATCTATTAAGTCTGTCTGATTAGACAAAGTGCCACCAATCAACCCCCAATCGCTTGCTATGGTTGGTTTATTAAGTAAATCATTATATTCTCCACTGAATCCTACAAGGCTTACATCTAATGCATTAGCCTTTAGATTCAAGGCATCTATTAAGTCTGTTTGTGTAGTTAAAGTACCACCAATCTCACCCCAGTCAGTAGTTATAGGCGGTATATTAAGTAGGTCAGAATATTCTCCACTAAATCCTACAAGGCTTATATCAAGTGCATTAGCCTTTAAATCTATCGCACTTGTTAAATCTATTTGGTTAGCCAAAGTGCCATTTATATTACCCCATTCAACAGTTGGAAAACTACCATTAGTTGATTTACCATTTCTTCCCTTAGAAGTACCCAACAGCCACCCACCGTGCTTCTGTATTTTTGGTTCTTTTTTAGTCCATTCAGGAAACAATGCTGAATTAGTGTTAATAAATGAATAAAATTCTCTCTTATAATCTTTGTATGTAGCATATTGTGCTTTGACCAAATAATCAACCTCATCTTTATTTATCCCTTCTGCATCTTTGGTTATAGATTTAAAAATACCTGCGTCACTTATAGAATATGCACCATATCCAAAGTAAATACTTGCAGACAGGTGAATTATCATCGGTGCTATGTAATCTTCATACAGTTCCAAATATTGATTTGCTAAAGTATCGTCAGAAAATTCAGTTACTATTTTATTATATAAATCATATTCTAACAAAGGCTTAATGTTATTTAATTGTGCTGCTTTGATAGCAGGTAATAACCTAGCAGTCTGTACATTACCACCGATTGGTGTATTCTTACTTATATCATCTTGCTTAATTAATAATGTTGCCATATTTATATTTTATTTTTATTTTCGATATCATCTATTTCAGTTAGTTCCTCAAAATCTTTAAAGCCTATCTTGGCATCGGGATATCCTACTTTTAGAATTTCTTGTAAATCATTTAGTATATCTTCACGCATAGGGTTTATTTGTGAACGATATAAAGTCTTTAATGCAGTCTTCATTTGTTCAGAATCACTAGAGAATCCAGTAGCTACATTATGTCCGAAAAGACTTGGCGATGTTACCTTATTCGACAATAGTATCTTAGCGTTAGCCTGTTCAGCCAGTGTCGTGAATTGCTGGTACGCATCTATAATTTCTATATTATCAACAGTTGTAGCATTTTCTTTATTTTCGTTGATACTTACGATTATTTGACCCGCATTTGTCGAACCAGTCAGCTTAGCTTTCATATCCATCTTAACATCTTCTTCTGCTTCTTCCGTAATTGCTGTACCTTGATTAATATTGACTATTTTACCTGCCGAGAAATTATTCTGAATATGTTTTATGTAGTAGTTAGATATTTCTTCCTCAACCTGTGCATATTGTAGGCACGAAAAGTAATCGGGTAAACTAAAAAATGGTTGTTCTGAATCACTTTGTGAATAATACATTTCAGTTTCCTTGTCTACTCCACACTTAAACGAGGGAATTAATTGAGGTCTAAATCTACCTCTAAGCTTCCAGTCATATGAGAACCAGTACGAGTTAGGGTCATCCATCATATCTTTTGGGCGATTAACTGCTACTTGTCTAGCAAAATATGAGTGTATTTTAGTTACCTTTTGTGGTCCTACTTTGTTATATATGATCTGCAATGGTGCATTACCTTGTAGCTTATATTGCTTAACTAATCTTCTTAAATCCTTCTTAGATAATATAGAATCTAATCTCTCTTGGGTAATTCCTTCTTCAGCTATAAGACCTTCCCCTAGAATATATCTAACGTAATTATCTATAACTGCTTGAAGACTAGGACTTCCCAAATATCTTTCCTCGACTAAATTAAAGAAATTATTGTCTGGTCCGTTCATCAAATACTTATTACCTATCTGTAGTAATGATTGGGGATTCACACGGCTGTATGAGTTTAAATTAAATACTTCTATTTTGTTCATATCATTTATTATATTTTTATGATGCCATTATTAATTTCATCGATTGTTGTATAGTTTTGCAAGTCAGTCTGTGTTGTTGCTAATGCTTTACCTCTCCAAACTAATTCGTCTGACAATGTGTCAGCCCTTAACAAATATTCTTTATCATTATCAAAATCAAAATCTAAATAAACACCTTGTCTACCTCTGTCTAATTGTATTGCATAACTTTCTATATTATATTCTATGTCCGAGAATATATTGTATATATTTAATTTTAATACTTCTTGGTATGTCCTTGGATAGATATATATGATGTTAAAATTATCTCCTAGAATAGTTGACCCTAGAGTTTGAGTCTCCGACACATCCATTGTAGATGCTAAGTATAGTGTGCGAGTGTCATTTATGTCTATAACTACCATATATATCCTTTTTATCTAAAAACAAAAAAAGTATGAACCACAAAAGACTTACCAAATTAATGATAAGCCTTTCCAATTCGTCTTTTTTATACTTTTATTAAGCAGTTACAACAGATGCCTTTAAGGCAGTTACAGTCGATGCGTCTAAGAAGTATGCTGGTTCAGCTTCTTGTGATAATCCAACTAGCTGGTATGCATTGACACCATCGAGTCCACCTTCCACATTAGTAGTTGAGTTAAATTCAACACCTCTACGCAAGCCTACTGCTAGTATTTCACCATTTTCCATTTCAGCGAATACGATAGGTCTACCCCATACTATATTCTTAATTTGGAAAGTTTTTAGTGCTTTAATGTTTGTTAAAACTACATTCAAAGTCCCAGAAAATACAGTTGTACCCGTATCTCTTGAAGATGTCGAAGGTTCATTATAGTTGTTTCCAGTGTTTTTTAAAGGGAATTTATACGATTCAAATGAAGCTGGAAGCCCAGTCAGAAGATGTCCTTCTAATGCATCAGATTCTACTGTAAAATCATAGTCAGCATCAAAGTTAGCCATATAAATTGCCTTAAATCCAGCAGTTGTGTTCTTACAAGCACCGCCATCAATTTCTCTTGTTATATTACATATACTCATATTTTTTTATTTTTTTTTATTTTATAAAAAATCCCCTCATATAGAGAGGATTTTATTAATTATTTAATGTTTAATCTTATGCAAAATCTCCGTAAAATACTATTTCTGAACCGAATGAGAAACCAACTCCGATTTCAAGAACAACCTTTGTTCTAATTGTACCAGACAAATCACTTTCATCCATATCTTTAACAGACACGTTGTTAAGGTCGCTTTCTAATCCTGTTAAGAAGCCTAAGTTCTTTACTCTATAAATGAATATTTGGTCTCCTGTAATTGCACCGATAGATTCCATTCTCAATCCAAGGAAGTCTAATTCCTTATCTCCTACTGTAGTGTTAAGTCCTTGACTTGCAACTGCTTGCTTATACAATTTCAAAACTTTCTTTGATGTTACCATTACTAAATCTTCATCATCCATTACTTCATCGATAACTGCATCATAAGCTTTCTCAACTTCAGCAACTACGTTACCTTTGTTTATAGCTGAACTTTGTACTTCAACTACACCTGAACCATTCGCTTTCATCTTAGCGATAAGACCTAAAGTTGCACGATTCCAAATGTAATTATCAACTTTTGCACCTAAATTCTCAACGATTGCTAAAAGAATAGCTGACTGAATGTCGCTAGGTATCTCATTAGCTGCACCGAAAAGTCCTTGTGTTTGTGCTTGGAAAGTTTGGTGAAACTCGTCTTTACAAAGTTCGTGTTCGATTTTTAATTTCTTTAAAGTTACCTCTACGTCAGTATAATCGACTTCTCCCTCTGGTGTAAATCCACACGCATAGTCTTGAAAGTCAGCAGCATACTCTAATTTAGGTAAAAAACCTGTTCCAATGTTGTTTGGTAATACTGTAATAGCATTCTTTGTGATTGTATCACTTTTCTTGAACGCTTGGATAAAGATATCACCTGCTAATGCACCTGCATATCCCGAGTTAATGTTTGTTGTTGTAGCCATATTTGTTTTTATTTTTTGTTTTTATTTATTTATTTACTGTTTTTGATATTCTTGTCAATGCCTCAATCATACTTTCAGATTTTCTTTCATTCAAATTAATTTCTTGTGATTTGAACTTACCAGTATTTGGTGCATTTTCTAATTCTAATTCTAATGCTTCTATCTTTTTTTCTAAATCTAATTTGATAGTATCATTTTCTCTTTTAAGCTTTGCAGACATTTCAAGACTTTCTTTCTTATCTTCTTCTTTACCATATCTTTCCTTCATCATATTTTCGATTTCTGGATTTTCATCTAGCATTTTGAAAAGTTCAGCCTTCTGGTCTTCTAATGACATTTCATCTTTCTTTTCTTCTTCTTCTAGTTCTACTTCTGGTTCTGCTTCAACATCACTAATTTGTGATATCATTCCAGCTTCGTCTGTCTTATAAACTTTACCTTCAAATGTAAATTCTGAATTTGAGATTACTTCTTCACCTCTCATTACCATTTGTCCTTCTTCTAGTGATGCTACTGTTAATGCTTCTCCTTCCTCTTGTGGAATTTCTAACATTTTAACTTCTTCTTTTTCCTCTTCTTTTGATAAAGAGAATTTTAAAAATTCTTTAAGATAATTTTTCATATTTTGTGTTATTTTATTTTTAATAGTTTCTTCTTTAGTCGGTACTTCTTCTTCTATATCTGAAAACATAATTTCCTCTAATTTTAAATAGGAATCAATACTAAAGCCCTTAGCCTTACCCGTTTCAATATATTCTGTATATCCATCATCACTTAATTTCATAACAATACACCACGTTCCTAAAGGTAAGTCCTTGTAACCCAATGCAATAGCTTTATCTTGTGTCTCTGAACTAAGTAACCACGACTCCACTATAACACTATTATCTATTTTATTATTCTTATCGTGATTGTACCAGTTGTTTTTATTGAACCCTTCTTGTGATAGGAAATTATGTGATAGCTTTTCAATAGTTTGCTTATCAAATACGATATTAAACTCACCTCTTTCTTTAGTGAATCTAGGTATTTTTTGGTCTGGAACTAATACAACCCCAGCAAGTAATTTCTTTTTATCATCCGCTAGCATTATTTTAGTTTGTTCTTCTGAAAATTCTATGTACTCATATTGATTTGCGGGATTGTTTACTAGTGATACACCGTATAAAATACCATCTTCATTACTATCCCAATCTATTTTGTATGTCTTTTTTTCCATTATTTTATTTATTTTTTATTTAAAAATTATTTTATACAATTCTTCCTTATTATTATGATTATTGAAAACTCTTTTTAATTGTTCAAAAGAGGGTTCTGTGTTAGACTTAATTATGTTTTCACTTTCACTCATTAATTGTAAATTACTAAAATGATTTAATGTATTTATATCACTTTCATTATTACACAATCCTATTGGTATAACGTGGTCTATATGTATTTTATCTAAATTAAGATTAAGACCATTTGATGCTTTATCATTTAACCATATCATTAAATCATTATAATTAAGACCAATTAATTCACTTGCCTTGCTATTTTTAGTATATCCACCACGATAGAACGAGTTATATATCATTTTCCTAGTTCTCATTTCAAAATTATAAAGAGAGTCTGTACTCATTCTTTCCATATGTCGTTTTCTTTTGGTAGTTCTTATTTTTTTTCTGTTATTTTTTACATATTCAATTCTTTTTTTCTTTAAATGTTCTTTATTGTCTTTCATATATTGGTTTTGACATACTTTACATTTATACCCTAACCCATCTTTTGATTTGTAATTTTTATGAAATCTACTATGGTCTAAATTTTCTTTACAAATTGCACAAGTTTTTATATATTCGGGATTGTTTTTTAAAAATTCAATACCAACAAGCCTTAATCTCTCTCTGTCTATATCAACCATTTTATTAGCATTTCTATTATTACAAGATTTACAAGATGGTCTATATCCATCTTTTTTTTGTTTATCTTTAGAAAATTCTATAATTTCCTTTTCTATTTTACACTTAGTACATTTTTTCATATATTATAAATTTTTAAAAGGTCCATTTGGGTGAGTCTTAAATCTATTGCTAGCATTTGCTGCTTCTCCCGAAATACCTGGTGCGTTGTTAACTTTAACAGTTTGTGTTATTTTATTTCTTTTGTTTCTTATTATAGTATATACCACCCACCGATGTTTACAAAATGGTCCCCCCAAATATTTCCAAATACTATAATTCTGTCCTTTATGACCAAATGATTTATTCCTACCTTGGAAAGACATTATGTTAATTTCTTCTCTAGAATAGAATTTATCTAAACGAATCATTTGTTTACAGAAATCTCTCTCTGGACTTGGACCTTCATATCTATATACTGTTTCCTCGCCCTTAGCTAAGTCTATATATTCTATTTCTCCAAAAACTAAATCGTTAGGAATTTTAAATCCATATTTTCTTGCCATTCTTAGAATAGGGTCTTCGTTATTATCTTCTAATTTTATCTTAGCATTTATCTGCATATACCTAAAAACAATTTTTATAAATTAATATTATAGCTGTGTTTTTTACATTTTTTAACCTTTGGGAACACCAGTGTTTATAAGGGTTAATAGAGTAAGGTATGTAAAAAAGGGGAGGTAAATGGTTGACTATGGTATTGCCTTGTTATTTCCTTGTATATTGTTTGTCTTATTTATCTTATTATTCTGTGATGTGTGATTGTTTACCTTGTCTAGAATTACACCACATATGATATATAAACCTTTAAATATATGTGTAATAATTAAATAAATAAATAAATTAATATTTCCCTTTATTTACCCACCTCCAATAAAAGCCAACAAGCCCCTAGGCGAAGTGTTAGCGTTCTATACAAATCTTGAGTTGTTTTGTTTATTTCTATCTAAATCTTGTTGGTTTGTTACTTTACCTGATACAACATAAGTCTCTCTTGGAGTATTATCCCTAGACTCTTCATTCTGGGCATTTCTTACACCTTCTGAATCTCCTACAGTATCAAATCTAGGCCCAGTAGATATAGTATTACCAGCACCTCTTACACCACCACTAGATGCAGGTCCAGCACCAGTAGTAGGGTCAGTAGATGCAATCTTACCTACTTGTAATAAACCAAATACTCCTGTAGCAACTGCTTGTGCAATAGCATAGCCTGGTACTGGTACTCCAGCAAATGCAGATAATGTTTTAGTAATAGCTAAGTAGGTATTAAATGCAGACTCAGCAATAGCAAATCCTTTAGCAGCTATACTACCTTGTCCAAGTGACTGTACAATAGCACTAGTTGCACCTAAATATGCTTGTATTTCCTTATTCTTAGCATCTTTAGTGGCTTGTGCTTGCTTGTTTTCTACATCAACTTTCTTTTTTACTGTATCTTTATCAAACTTAGCAAGTAATGCAGCTTTTTCTTCTTCAAATTCTTCTAATGCTTCTAGTTCTTTTACATAAGCTTCTCTTTGAACTTCTCTTTCTCTTTCAAATATCTCAACTTGTGATAGACCTATATTATCTTCATCAATATATTTATCTCTAATCTCTTGTAACTTAGCTAATGATTCATCTTCTAGTGCTTGTACACCTTGATTATACTGCATAGCTGCTTTTAGAAGCAGTTCATTCTTTTCATCCTCATTCTCTACAGTTCTTTCTATTAAGAGTCTTTGGTTCTCTAGAGTAGTCTCTAATTCAGCCT